CTTCAAGGTTTCCAAGTTTTAATATCGGTCTCCTTGTTCCTTCAGTATAACCCACTTCTTTTCTTGCCATTACAAAGTCAGCAACCATACCTTTAAACTTATGATTTACAGGGAACTTAGCTCTGATAGTAAACATTTCAGATGTTGAAAGGAATATTTCATATCCTTCAGATTGAAGGTATTTTGTCATTTCATCAAATCCTTCACCTACTGATTGGTTTAAATCATCCAATACAAATGTAAAGTCAATATCCTTAGAATCCAACCCAAGCAATCTATCCCTTACACATCCCCCTACTTTATATATCTGTGGCATATTATTATTTTTTTACAAAGATAGGGTATTTCATTGAAACCACCAAATTAAATTAATTTTAATTCAAATCTATCCCTCATTATTTCCAACTTATCATCAGGAACTCCGTGAATATTCTTACCTTCGTGACGATTTTCAACAATAATAGAGAATACTTGATAATCGTGTTCTTTAGCCATATCATAATAAGCCTTCATTTCCCATTCTTGGGTAAAGGTATTTGATACTACTATTTGATGTCCAATTCTCATCCATTCCGCACATTTAGTTTGGCAGTCAGCGTGAGCGTCCTTTATTTTAGACACATCAAACTTATATTCCTGTGTTTTAGGGTCAATAAAGTATTGATCGGCTTCTAATACAATACCACCAATTAGTTTGGCGAATGTGGATTTCCCTGAACCAGGTAATCCTCTAATTAAAAATAGTTTTTTCATAATGATACAAAGATAGTGAAAAAAAATATAAAAAAAAACTTGTGTTGTCAAATTAAAGTATTATATTTGTATAACAATTATAAACAATACCACTATGGCTAAGAAAAAAGAAGTAATCATCCCTGAAATTATTAACAATGTAATCAGTAAATGTGATGATTTGATTAATCAAGCAATGGAACGTGAAAACAAAAGATTCCAAACCTTAAATACAAGATTTCAAGAATGGTTTTTAAGTAAAGATCCCAACACTAAGTTTATTTATGGTCCAATTATACCATTTTTACAACAAGTATCGGGTAAATATAAGGTTGGTGGAACAGTTGAGTATTATTCAATCAGTCATTCATTCCCTGAAAATAGAAAAAGTAGTGTGTTAGTTTATAACCAAGAATCTTTCAATGGATGGTTTAATAACTACAAAGAAGATTATAAAATCAATCAGGTTTGGAAACTCACCCAATCAATGATGAAACACTTAACCGATAAAGATAGTTTAAGTTCTGATGTGAGAATTAGTAAAACACCAAGAGGTTTCTGTGTTGAGTTCCAATACTTAAATGATGGACAATTATACAACTACCAAACTGACGCAATTGAAGCGGGTGGACACAATATTCAATGTTTCCATTACAGATACATTACCAAAATTAAAAAAGTGACTAACTAAGTCACTTTTTTTATGTCCATAACTATTTATATGGTATGGAAAATGTTTTATTAGAAGAAATTAATAGGATGAGAAAACTTATGAATCTCACCGAAAAAGAAAACTTAGAGGAAGATGATTCTCTAACAAATAACCCTGACAATGATTGGATAGTTCAATCACTTAGAAAACAACTTGGAGGTGATAAAGAAATCTTTGTTAAACTTGTAGATAAAAGACAAGGTAGAGAAGGTAAAACAAACTTAGTAAAGATTGTAAATGGTAAAGTTATTGATGTTTTAGATGATGAACCAGAAGAAGTTAATGAAGGGATTAAAGATACCCTTAAAATCGGTGCTGTATGTATGATATTAGCTTCAGGTATGGTATCTTGTAAAGAAGGTAATTATAATTTAGCCAATGATGCAAGATATATAATGAAACCGGAGATTTTAAATACATTAGGTAGAGAATCTTTTGATAGTCCAGTTGGTTCTAAAGATAAAATATATGTTTGGGCTGGTAATCAATCAGGAGGTCGTGGAACAAATAGTAGAGTTTTATATCACGATTATTCAAATAATAAAAAAGAATATGGGGCTACTTTTGATAATTACCCAGATTCATTTGCTTATGGCGCTAATGGTATTACCCCTGTTGAAGTTGTAGGAAAAACTAAATTGACTTCTGACATAGCTAAAAGATTACAGAAATATAGTAAGATTGATTTGAGTAAATATACAGATACATCAACTACATTGGGTAAGAGTGGTACAAATAATCAAAGTTCTGGTTTATATGTTATTGTTGTAGATGTATTAGGTTCATCACATTATGATTGGTCTGACCCTAATAAAGCTCAAGAAATAAAAGATCCTAAATATAAAACAGGATATGCGATTTATATAGTATCACCATCAGTAGCTAATGGTATAAATGTTGGTGAGTTATATCCAACAACGTTAGATGTTATGTTTGGAACATATAATGATCCATTATCAGGTAATGAAAAAATAAGACCTTTAGATGATTATTTCAACAATAACTTTAAAAACTTATTAGGTGATAAACCTGAGTTTTAATAAAAAAAGGTGGATTTTACTCCACCTTTTCTGTTTCTGATGATACGGAAGCCTCTTCGGCTTCAATAACTTTTATTTCGGGTATTATATCATCCCGTTTTATATTGAAATCAAGTTTGGTTAAATCATCCAATGATGACGAATTAAACAATTCTTCTAATTGTCTTTTCTTTTCAGCTAATAACTTAATCTTTTGTTCTCTTTCAATATTACTACTAATAATTTGAGTAACAAGATTTAACATATCATTAAAAGATATTGTAGGATCTTTTGTTATCAAATAAGTTAAATTATCTTTCTTTTTGACAATAATACCTTCTTGTTCTACTATCCAGTCTGGTTTAAAATAACACTTCATTAGTTTTATTTGCCCATCAAACTCAAAGGAAAATACATGTCCTTTATATTCTTCAAATACTTTATCAATACTATTCATTTTTATCTCCTTTTTTTACATTTTGTAAAGAATGTAATGTTGTTTTATCAATTTCCATTAATATTTTATAGTTCAATAAATCATCCGAACCATAATCCCCTGATTGTTCAAATTGAATACTTTTAGGGTTGAATGTAAATCCATTCACAACAGTTCCTACCGGATCTAAAAACTCAATTGTTACATCTTCAATATTAAACAAATCTTTTGGGTTAATTTGAAATTGAACAGTTTCATACACTTCGGTTGAAAACATCAACTTATCAGCATCATTAAATATCTTATACTTTCTGAAAAGATATTCTTTAATATCACATCCTTTTAATTTAATAACCCACCTATTAGTTTTAAGTGGTTCAAAATATTCCCATTTACTCACACTCATACTATTACCAATCAGGATTTAATTTATATCTTAAATGATCTAATAAAATTACTATACCAGCCGAAAAACAAGCATCAAAGAACATAGTTACTAAAAAACTACCACCAATGAATGTTGCTGTTGGGCTAAATAATACTAAACTTAAAAACCATCCAACGTGAAAACCACAACACAAAGGACATCTAAATACTGAACTCCAATATTCGTTAATACTTTCAGTCCAATCTCTTAACCATCTAAAAATCTTACTTTGTGTTATAATTGTTGTAATACCAAAGCTAATAATACTAAATAAAAATAAATTAATCATATCGTAAATCCACAAATTAAAAGTGTGATTATTATTGAGAGTGATACACCTAAAACAATTAACTCTATCATAGGTATAGGTCTTACTCTTTCGGCTGTTATTCTTTTATAGAATAAGAATCCGCTTCTTAAACAATTTAAGAAACTTATTACAAAAAGAAATACTAATATATGTGTCATTTTACTCCGTGACCTTTCATTGATTTTTTTACTTTATTTACATTCTTCCACATACCCTTAGTTTCAGACATTAATTCCTTCAGTTTTTTTCTTAACTTAAATGAATATACCTTCTTACCTTTAATAAAATATTGTTCAGATAAGATTTCAACTTCTTTAAGGATACGTTTTAGTTTTTCGTATTCTTCCATATTATTCAGCCTTCGCTTGGTTTATCAACCCCATATTTGTTAAATACTCCTCAACAACAACCCAATTAATAAATGGTCTACCATAAGGTATCTCAGCACCATTTTCATCTTTATTTGTCATTATACTTAAAGGAGCACCCAAACCAGCATCGTCAATATATAACTCAGCATAACACTTATTAGATGTTGTCCATCTCGCTTGTGTTGGGTTATAACCTACACCATATAATTCAATACCATTTGTTTTAAACCAATCAACAGCCTCACCTAATTCGTGTCCACTACGCATTGTGTTTAAAATTAATTGGTGTCCATTTTCTACCAATTTTTTCAATACCGGAACTGCTCCGACATCTTGTCCTACTTCTGGATACTCGTGAGTTACAACGGTTCCATCAAAATCTAATCCTATTACCATATTATTTATCTTTTTGATTTAATACTGCAATACCACAAGTAATGGCATCGGCAATATCATAATTATTCTTCTTTAATCTACCCTTACTATCTTTTAACCATTCTAATTTAGGGTATAGTTTATTCACTTCATCAAATATTACTTTCTTCTTATCCAATGTAGCAAAACCTTCTTTATCTACTTTATAATAATGTCTGTGTTCTTCGTTAATATCTTCAATATTATCAGCTTTTTTCTTATATGCTCCGAATAATACCAATTTGTTTTTAGCTGAACCCACTTGCATTAAATTAGGGAATGCTTTTGCTCTTGAATCGTATGATGAAATGTATTTTGGTGCTACACCTAAAATATCATAACACATCTTAGAGATAATACCATTAAACTTTAATAGTGTTGCAACGGTATAAACGTTATTTGAACCCAATAATGGTTCTTCAATCCAAATATGTTTAATTGGCATACCTTTATATTCTTCAATAAGGGTTTGAACCAAGTTAGCTTTCTCATATAATAGAGAATCTGTTGTAGCATTTTTAACCTTTGGTTCGATTTGTTTAAGTTCTAATACTTTTTCATTGTTATAGTCAAATAGAGCAATACCAACACAAGTTGTTGATACGTCTAAACATAACATAAATACTTTTTCCATATACGGAATATAAAAAGAAATAAGAGATTGTAAATATTATAAAGTTTTAGTTATATTAATAACTTTTCTCATATTTTTTTTATTTTGATAATCATATACAGTTCCACCTGGTTTATATATTATAAAAATAAAATCCGTTCTAATACTATCAATCACACTATTAACCTCAATTTCTAAATCTTTTATAACAAGATCTTTGGGATTGTGTTGAGATATTATATGACTTAAATAAACAGACATTGTATTACCATATTCAATTAAATCTAAATCACTAAATCTTGGTTCTAATTTTTCCCCATTATTAAGAATAATTTCACCTTCATATTTAATCGCATACTCAATATCAGAATATTCTAAATGATCCCACAATTCACCTTCATATTCAATAGTATAATTTAATGACTTAATATTATTATCAATTAAAAACTTATTATTGGCATCTTTAACCATTTTTTCAAAATTAGCTTTTCTTTCATCAATTTTTCTTGGAATGAAAAGTTTCTTTTTTTCTTCTTGTAATATTTTTTTAATGATATCTTTCATCTTAGAAATCTAAGTTTATTTGATAGATTGTTGAGTTCTGTCTTGATTTAATTACTGGTGTAGCCAATTTAGCAATACCTACTAAATCTTTATCATCACTATATATACCTACTTCACTAATATAAGGAGTTCCTGTAAATACATTAAATGTTGGATTAACAGATCTATTAAACATAGTTTCATCAATCACACATAATAAATTAGTTTGATATACTGTAGCACCAATGTCTGTTGATACATTACCGAATAAGAAATCTTCATCCCCTAATTGTAATGTTGAGTTGGTTGTATTATATGTCATATAATCAGTTATATTGAACTGAGTTCCGTATGTTAAAGCCGACCAACTTAATCTTATTTTACTACTATTCAAATTAGAACCAACCATAGGATAACCCGCTGTTTGATTTCTAACAGATGAAGTCATATCATATATTGTCCAACCTGAAGGATTATATGTATCACCACTAATCGTTTTCTTTAACAACACATAAAACTTATCTGCCGTATATCCTGTCCAATTACTGAAGTTAGATAAGAATCCAAATCCACCGGTAGGGAATGACAAATATATATCAGTAGCAACATTCTTACTTGGGTTTATTGTTGAGTAGTTCAAACAAGGTAAAGCTGTTGTAAATCCTGTCGATGATCCTAACATATAACTAACCCATAATTGTTCAGTTGTTGCCGATAAAATACCTCTAGTATCTACACCACAAGGATCCACAATACTTTCAGTTAATGTAGGTTTTGGTAATGTCCAATTTCTATTTGATTTATAAGATAAAGCGGCATTCACTTCTTTATCTTCCATAATCGCAACTTTCAAGTCAGGGAATACTTTACCGACAGCATATCCATCAATTGTATCTACTAAATCATAATATCTCAATGAGAAATCTGTATTTATTGTTTTACCTGTAAATCCTGTTGTATTACCACTTGGTAAATTAAATAAACCTAATGGTGTTGATATGTTAAGAAAATCATTATCTAAGAAAGTATATGATAAAGTATTATTATCTAATATAATTTTTTTTGTATCATCAACTAATGAAATAACCCCATTAGCTGTTTCACCTGAATTTAATAAATTAAAACCAACGTTTAATGATCTCCTTAAATTTGTCCCACCTGGTTTTGTTATGTTTAATAATGTAAACTCATTATCAATTGCTGTTGAACCTGTAAACGTTGTGATAATAACTCTATCACCAGGATTAAATGGAACTGAATCTACCATATTAAAAATAGATACATTACCTCTACCATCACCATAGTTTCCTGTTGTTACACCACTAAATGAGAAGTTCTTTCTAGCATATAAGTTATATCCAGTTGCATTTGTAATACCACTCCAACTTAAAACAATACTAGTATTTTCACTACCTGTATTATATCCCACACCATAAGTTGTTTTATCGAATAAATAACCATCTTTCTTATAGTAAAACTTCTTAGTTGTTAAAGTTTCACCTCTATCAGTATAAGCCGATACATAGAATGTATAACCACTCAACATTTTAGCAACACCTACATTCGTATAACCTGTTATTTGTAAATTAGGTGTATCTATTGTCGGTATATTTGTTTCAATTTCATTTGTAAAATACTTATCTTCTGTATTAGCAGTGAATGTATGTCCAATAACATTACTTCTATGATACATAAGTGTTGGGAAACTAAACTTAGTTTTAGTCATAAACTCACCATATTCATTACCAACTGAATTGTTTGTGTAATGAAAAATACCCATATTTTCAAGGTTATTTGGGTAGTTATTAAACAAAACTAAAGAACCTTTATACGGATCCGTCTTATAAGGTCCATAACCTGTATTATAACCCATAGGGTTTTTATTCCATACAATAGATAAGTTCCAAACAGGAACGTCATATTGACTTAAAGTGCAAGTCCCTGATAAATTAAGATTACCACTATCCCAATAAGCCGTTGGTGTATTTAAACCATAGTAATCCGTAATAGAATTTCCGCTTGGATATACAAATATTTTAACTTGGTTTGTAGGATAACTACTCAATTTAGGTAATAACCTATCTAAACTCATTGTAAAATTAGTTCCCATAGTCCCTGTCACACCAGTAACTCTATACCATAAGTAAGGAACTGGAACACCAACAGAAGTTTCACCACTAAAACTAATTAAAATCATATCATTAATAAGAGGGGTATAAGCGTTTCCTGTTGTTGCGGTTGTTACAGATATAGTTAAAGTGTTTGTAAAATCTGTACTATTAGCATTTAATATTTGTTTGTATAAACTAATTGTATTGTATGTAGAACCTGTAAAGAAACCTCTAATTTTGGCAGTATTTGTAATAATATTTTTATCCACATATTGATAGTCGATAGCTTTAAAAAAGTTAGCCGGATCCGATTCGTTAGGTATTAAAGGATATTTAATATCAGGATTATTATCCTTTGGTTTAAGAATATTAAGACCTGATGGTGTAGGATAGTTATAATTTACTTCACTATCACCGACAGCAAAATAAGTGTAATTTAACATACCTTCAGCAAGTTTTAATCTACCTTTATCAGTAAGTTTTATATTTAAAATTGGACTATTATTTTTTATTATGTATGACATATTCTATAAATATTATTGTATTGAAAATAATTTGATATTATTTAATCTAACTTCATCAGTGCTCCTAATAAAGAAATCTAACCATAGGTTTGTTGATGTTATACCACTCATATTTATATAATGATTATAGGTTCCAGGTGCATTCACTCTAGTTACCCTATCATTATATTTATATATATCCATCATAAAATCAGCATTATTGGTTACGTTATATTGTAATAAATAAGTTGTAGCTGAAACCGCTTTAATTAATACATTACCTGAAAAAGTAGTTGCGGTTGTTATGGTTAAACCTGTATAATTAGGTAAAGTTTGTGTTGTATATACTCTAGTTAAGGCAGAATATGTATTATTTGTTGTAGTTATACCACTAAAATTAGTGTAAGTATTACCTGAAATATAAACATTATAACTATAGCCGATATTATTCCAAGAAATAATAAAACCCTCAGAACCAGCACCTTTATCAAAAAAAGTAGATTTCCTTTCAATAAAATTACCTGAATAATCAAAAGAATCTACAACAATATTATTATACCTAGCACCTGTTGAGAATGTTCCGCCTGTAATAATATTAAATGTATTAGGGTAGTGAATAGGATTTAAAACATACCCATCAACCCTTTTATCTTTTCTCATATCTCCACTTAAATATATATCCATTACAATAAATTATCACTTACATTATTAGAAGTAAATACACTACTTTCATCAATACCTCTTTTATAAACATATTTCTGTGTTTGGAACTTAGTATTTGCAATCTTTTCACCCACAAAAGATATTGTTGTCGCAGGAACAAATTGTTTAATTAAATTACTCCAATAGTCACCAATACTATCTAAATACTTTAATACGTGTATATATCTGAAACCTGTTGTTCCTGTAGCATTTAAATATTCCTCATATACTTTATATAATGTTGGATATTCTGATATACCTTTTCTATTCCTCACATTTATTAATCTAGAATAAGTTTCATCTAAGAAATGTTGTAACCCTTGTGGGGTTTGATTTAACCATTGACTAAACCAAGTATTACCTGATAAAGTATTATAATAGTAGTTATATACATCATTCTCAATAGGTTTACTTAACTTCAAGTTCAAATCAATAAACTTATTATTTAATATTAATCTCTCATCATTTGTTTCGTAGTTAGCATAACTCTCATCCACATATTCAGCCCTTACAACATCTGTTACACCTGATACAAACCAAACTTTCTTATTGTCTATTTCTTGTGTTAATTCAAATCCGTAATTTAAACCAGGAAAACTTTCAAAGTATTGTTGGTAAGTCGGCATCTGATAATAAAAAGTATCACTATTATCTAATATGAATGGATATCCTTCAGTATCAACAGGTATTGTCGTAGTATCAATTACTGTTCCTGTTTGCGCTTCAGTTATACTAATAACAGATTCTAATTCATCTATACTAATCTTTCCATCGGCTAAATATACATACTCATTAAACTCATATAAACTTTCAGGTGCTCCAATGTATTCCAATATAAACTCGATAGCCTTCCTTGTCCCTTTTGATTTGAATAGGTAAGCTGAGTTTAAGAATAATCTTCTCCAAAATTCAATATCTAATTCATACGGAGTTTTATTCTCATTATTCGTTAAAACTTGTGGTGTGTTAGTTCCAAATACATTAACCAATAAATCATCTGAACTATAAATTGTATCGGCTTTCCAACCAATCGTTTCGGCTAAGTTTTTAATTAAATTATCAGCAGCATTATTTTTCTTATCATAAGTAACTGTGTTAGCAAAAGCTAATCCATCAATATATTTCTTGATTTCATCAAAACTTCTACCATATACTTGTAACATCTTTTGTATTTTTTGATCTGGAGTATCAAAATCTATAATACTATCAGACACATAGAATCTAGCGATTAAATTAGATTTAATTTCATCTATTTCATTACCAATACCAACTAATGTTGTTATATATTGTTCTAAATAATTTACATTAATGTTTGGGTTATATCCATAAAAATACGTCTCCCAAGTTATTGAAGTTGTATCATCAACTAATGTATCGTCAACATATCTACGATAATTAAACGTAGCTGTATATAACGGAGTAGAATCTCTATTCAATAAGAATTGTTGTATTTCATCAAATTGTTTAAAAGCATTTTCTCTTTCCAAGTAACTTGGTTTGATAAGAATGTTTGCCGTTGATGACGAAAATACATTACCATTTACACTTATAGTTAAATAAGTATCATCAGACGTTAAACTAACCAATGGGGTTTCTTCATTATTATAATCTAACACAAACTTATCGTAATATTTAACAAGATTTCTTAAAGTTGTGCCAGAAACACTAGTATTTAATAACCCATCAGTAGTTAAAGTAATATTATATGGGTTATATATAAAATCAATTGGTATCTGAAATTGTGTTAGATTTGTTGCCGAATTGTATGTTGAATTGTATAATATTTGATTATAATAAATACCAGCAGGGAAATCAGTAATAATGCCATTAACTGCAGCTCTTAATCTCTCAGCTAATGAACCATAATTAGCGTAATTTGTTATATCTGAGTAATTAAAGTTTATGAATATGTTTAAATTGGTGTTATATCCGTTTGTTTGATAATTATATACCAAAGGATGTCCGGCCATTGGTAACATACCCTGAGCCGTTTGTGTGTTAGTCGTAATACTAAAATCAGCAAAACTAAACAAAGGAGTTCCCTTAGTAGAAGCAAATTGTAACCCTACTAAATTATCCCCAAATACACTACTACCATTTCTAAATTGTTTAACCGCCATTATCCTATAATATTAGTTCTACTATCATTAAAATCTATATTATCTCTTAATCTTCTTATTTCATAGTTAGAATCAGTAAGAGCCACTTTTTGTTCATATAAATCATATTGTTTATATATATTACCATCAAAGTCATATACAGTATAAACACCATCATCCACATTTTTAACTTGCTCACCATATAACATATAAGCCAATGTTTCAACATCATACTCCACTAAATCCAATTCAATATTCACAGGATTAAAGAAAGAATTAGTTAATTTAACCGTTTGATTTGGTTGTCCAATAAAAGGAATAGCGTTTGGTTTTACACTTGGAGCCGCTGTTGGTGTTAAAGTACAGAATAATAAATTACCAGTATCACTATATCTATATCTAATAGATTTTTGACTACTATCTGTTAAGTTTTGACTGATAGGTTCACATAAAAATGAAGATGTGATTACTTTAAAATAGTTTTGTAATAAACTACCATCTGAGTTTACATACTCTACTTTATAACCAACTAAACCACCATTAATAAACTTGTTTGTATATTCAGCAGGTGCTTGGGTTACATCAAAAACCAAACCCCTTACATCGGGTGATGAACTTAATACACCACAATCTAATATTTTAGTTCTAATTTCAGCAGGTCTAATGTATAAATTATATATACCTTTTTGATTAAAATTTGCTGATGGTAATGTAAGGTTATACATACCACCTAATATCTCATTACTATTACCACCAGTATCACTAGTGTTAAAGATTGGTGTTATTATATCTACCGCAGTTAATTTAGTAATTGTAGGTGCCCCAATAAAATCCCTTGTTGGGATATATATTGAAAACACTTCCATATCTGAGGGTGATGCGTTTGCTGGTTTTTTAGTTCCGAATGTACTCATATCTTATAAATATATATTTTATTATTTTTCTTGTTCTTTTATTACATTAAAAAAGTTCTTATTATAATCTGTCACATCATCAACAGTATTTACATCACAGAACCTCCCAATTGGTTCAAATACATTTGTATTACCTCTAAGTATAAACGCGTAATTATTTATCTCAGGTTCTTCAATAATACCAACCAATATATCTCTTTTAGTTATACCTGAAAAACCTAAATCATTACTACCCATACCATTTGGCGTATATTGATAATATGTTGTTACCCCTGTGGTTGCAGAATACTCATAAAAATATAAATCAGTATTACCTGATTGTTTAATAATATATAATGTAGAGCCATCCGTTAAACCTGATTTACTTATTACTTGTTTACCAGCCGATACTGAACCAACGTTTATAGTTTTTCCAGTCCCATAAGTAATAAACTCAAATAAAGTACTCTCAGTTAAACCTTGTGTTGTTGTTCCTGTTACCTGACAAGTATAATAATCAACTGTATTAGGTAAAGATGATGTGGGTAATGATGTATATGCACTATTAATAGTATATGATGTATTAAATAAAGTTGTTTTATATATATTTGAGCTACTATTACCTGATATATATAAATCGTACCTTATTCCAGGATATGTCCAAACTAAACTAACGTTTCCTGTGGTTGAAGGTCTATAAAAATTTAATATTTGATTACGTTTTAAGAAATTATTATTACTATCAAAAGCATCCAAATAAAAATTAAAATATTGACTACTAAACGTAGATCCACCTATATTTGTTGCAGTTAAATAATTACCAATATGAACGGTTTGACAAGTTTTCACATACCCACCACTATTAGTCGCTGTTAAACATACAGTATAAGCCGTAGGGACACTTGAATATAGTATTGGTGGGTTTGTTGTATTTGCAGTTACCCCATTTTGTATTTCCCAATAGTAAGAATAACTTGGGGCTAAAGATGTGTTTACAATACTTACAGCAGTATCACCACTTGGATACGCAACAAAGTTTACATCACTCAATAATTGTTTTATATCCCAAGCAACATTATCATACACACCAATTTCTCTTGTATCCACATCTAACATAAATGGTATTTGAATAATACCATTAGTAATATTTAGTGTATTACCTTTTACTGGTAATTGTAAACTACTTAATTGATTCGTCCCTATTTTTATTTCAATTTTTTCCATTATCCTGCTGTTGGTGGAGGTAAATTATTAGAAGGTATTCCAGGTACTCTCACATCTGATATAATTTTTTCATACATTGGAATTACTGTACCACCTGTTAAATTAAATGGGTTTATATCATATAAATCTGTATTTGGGTTATATAATCTAATACCGTAAGTTTTTGTTGAGGCGGTAATAATTAATTTTAAATAGGTGTATTTATCACTATAATTATTTCTTAGAAATATTGTACCGTCTTTATTGGTATCTAATATATCACTAGATGTTCCACCAGATTTACTTACCATAGATATTAAACTATTACTACTAGAATTATAAAAAAATATTTGAGTATATAATTCCGTAATATTATTATTTTTAGGTAAATAAATATTATTCCCTAATGTTTTACTAAGTTTATTTAAACTAATTATAGGTATTTTAGTTTGTCCGTATGTGACATCATCAGGTATATTATAAAAATTACCGAAGTTTGGAAATATATTTAATACTGATGTGTAATTTATCGCATTATAACCAACAAGATTAAAATTAGTTTGTCCTGTTTCACCGGTAAAAATTAATTTAGAAAAATAAAATTGATCCGGTGAAGATAACGTAAAAGTAGTATTAATCGTGGTGTTTGTAATTTTTTTCCTACTGTTAATACTATTCGTATTATAATAATCGAAAATAAATTGACTATTTTTTAATGTTTGTAAATTAATCGGTGCAACATCAACCTCCCTAATTAATTGATTATTAATTACCCATTGATTTGTGTTTGGTATATTATCACCTATAATCTGATTTTCAGTTGGTGTTAAACTTCTACTAGTTCTTAAAGTGTTTGCAAAAGAATTGATAAAATAATTACCTTTAGTAAAAATAGTTTGTTTATTGTATGGATAATATGGGTTTGAACCATCACCATTAATATCATCACCACAACAAAAAAAATAGAATTGGTAATTTATCGTATCCCCTTCATATTGATAAGTATCAACTTCAAAATCAATTATAGGGTTAATTCCATCACCCCCTTCGTTTTGAACCCATTCAGATATTAAATCTTCTTTATCGTCCGTAAAATTAACTACAAATGGGATGCTTATTGTTTTATTAAATTCATTAGCTCTAATTTCCATATTAACAAAATTCTAAATCTTCAATAGCCCCTATGTCACCGACACCTGAACTCAAATTATTATTAAAGTTATATTTCAAACCTAGTTGATTACCATTAATAGGATCCCAATATTTACTTCTAAAAGGTAATAAAAATTCATTATAAACATAATGTCTACCACTTAAAAATGGAAAATTAGTCCCTCTACCTGACTCATCAATATCACCATTAGGTATAAATTCCCTCCATTGCCATATATTTAATTTATTGTTAAATACCGCCCAATTTTTTTTATCTTCAACATTATTAGAACTATATATAATATTTGTTAAATATCTTAATGTTACAGGATACAATAAATCGCTTTTAGCAAATGTTGAGGTTTTAGCCGAATATGTTACACTAAAAAGTTCACCATATAAATCTTTTAATTTAAATAGATATTGTGGTTTTAGTATTGAATAGGTTTCCAACTCTCTTTCATTATATTCAGCAACATCACCATAAATTGGATCCCCAATATTAATAGAACCTATACTTATATTTGTTTCATAACCACCAATCATATACGATGCAAAATGTTCAAACTCTAAATCACTTCTTCTTATATTATATGTATCACCATAATATTGTAACGTATATAAATTAGTGTATCCTGTTGTTGGTAAATTACCATATGTAGTACCACTAATTACAGCATATAAACCACCCAATTCATAATTCAATATTGTTGCACTTGTTAAACTATCAGTTGATCCAGTAGCGAAATAAAGAGTACCCCCAATAGGGAAATTACTTAATTGATTACCAATATAAACCATAGAATTACCAGGGTATAAAGTACTTCCAGCAATTTGTGATGATCCATAATCAGTTAAAGTTGGTTTAACACCTAATAATGACAATGTATTGCCTGATATTTTACTAATAGGTTTTTTACTGTATTGACTGAATAATGATATGTATTTATTACTATCGTAATTAAAATCATCACCTTTTCTATAAACAACTGATTGTGTTAAAGCCGACATATTTACATAATCATCATAAAAATCTGTAAAAACTATATGATCAGACAAATTTAAAATAGATGAGTCACTAAGCCCTATAACTTCAAATATTGTAGTATCGTCATACAATATTGTATTATCAGGAGTAATACTATTATCCCTATAAGTATTAGTTAAACCAGACGCCATTATCTGATTTATGTAACCACTAGGGTGATTATTAGTGGCATCTATAAAATAATTTTTAATGTCATTATAAAGTTCACGACCAATAAAACCATTCCTACCGGCATAATATTCATCATAAAAAGTATTTTTAACTTTTTTTAATTTAATACCTTCATTATTATTAATTATATCTTTTTTCTTGAAAAAATAAGAAATACTAGTTATTGGAATACCATTCTCATCATTTAATCCACTAATATCAACTTCACTTTTATTAGTTAAGTAATAATGTGGGTTACTAAATGAATTTTTAGATAATGGTGTAAATATATTATAATTATCAATATCTTCAATTATTTTGTATTTTCTAACATAATATTTTGATATACTACCATTATCAGATGGGGTTAATACTCTTTTAAATTGAAAATAATTACCTGTAAATCCAGATATTTTAATTGTAAATAATTTTTTACTATTTTCATTATTATTATTACCAATACTTACAACTGGAAATACACCTAGATTAGTCGTGGTTAATCCTGATACACTATATAATTGAACATAATTACCAATACTTAAATTATGTGTCATATATGAAGAAAAAACGGTATTGGTAGAGGATGAAATTTGATTTTCAGTCAAATTTTTATTATATACCGCAGGAATACCATTACTTATTGTAAATGTATTCGTAATACCTGATTCTTCAATTATAAAATTAATATTATTATCTTTACTATATGAATATGCCGAATACATATCCCAATTTTTATTAATATTTTTTATAAATTCTAAATCTGTTTTACCTGGAACTATTGAATCGTAGTAATCATCATATTTTAATAACCTTTGTGTCCTATACCTATAAGGTTCTCTTTGAATTAATTTATAATTCACAACACCTTTAAAGGCGTATGGTGTAGTAGAACCTGTAATTATTGATGTTGATTTAAAAACATATTCACTTTCTGTCGCTGATGATAAATTATACCACCCATAATAATCTCTATAATATACTCTATTATTTTCAGGACTCCCATAATCTTCTTCATACGAATCCGGCCATATGTTTAACCAACAATATTGTTGATAATTTCTTGGATCAATTATATCCCCATTTGGATATGTATCCGGAGGTAGTTTCATAAAACCAGCTATTGATTGATCACCTGTCGTAGTTTTAAGTGGGTTTGATGTGCCACGAGTTGCATTCACAAAAAACGAATAGGTATGATACTTAGGTATTTTTATATTCATATTACCTCTAAATGTGAAAAGAGGTGTTTGAATTACGTTTGTGTTATTAAAATCAACATTATAGTCACCCTTTCTAAATGTCCCAATATTAATCCACCCTGTCGATGCACTAACTATTACTAATTCACCAGGATTATTAACCCAAGTTGTTGCAGTGTAAGATCCATCTTTTTTAATATCCGTTGGTAAATACCAATATTCTAATAAATCATACTCATACTGATTATAATCACCATTAGTTAATGAAGATATATTTGTAATAATAATATCATCATAAGGGGCAGTTAAACTAAATATTGATGATTTAACATTACTATTATTTTGAGAAAAACTATCATTTAATAATGTTTTAATTGGGTCATACAATAAATCCACATTACTCAATAACGGACTATCATTTATTCTATTAACACTATAAGGTAAATAATTTTTAAAATAGTTATTAATGAATGGATCTTGAGTGCCATTACTATAATAAATATTACTTATTTTAAGGTAAGGTCTAAATAATGTAGAATTCTGTCTTTCGGTAGTATATTGTTCATTAGCATTAATTGTATAGTTGTAAGAACCCTCTAATGAATTCTTATTACTACTTTCTAAATTAATTTTTATTTGAACATCCTTATCCGGACTTCCAATATATTTTTTATTTGGTAATATTATTTTTTTATTTTCCATATTAATTTGTTTCGTTATATATAAAATCCCTCAATTTCCAATATTGATTACAAAAGAAATAATAATTACTTACCCCATTTTCATATGGATTATTTATTTGTGAATGTTCAACAATATTAAATATTTCATTAGTTAAAGGGTAAAGCATAATATCAACCTCACTTAATTTAACCGCATTATAACTTTGAAATGTAATATCAAATATATCACTTGCGGGTCCAACCGGATAATACTCATTACCATTTTTAGTTGCTTGAAATGTTGGTAAATACATATTACCAATAATTAAAGGAAGTACGTTTCCTGTTGAATGTTTTAATATTTGTATATTGGTTTTTTCTAATCTTGCCGCGTGTCTAGTTAAAAGAGAAACACTAGTCCAAATTTTAAAATATAATAAATCACCATCTTGTAAATAAAAATCAAAATCAAAAGAAAAAGAGAATTGTTCATTTACCACATTTTGACCACTTGTTTGAGATGCTCTATTAAACCTACCACCAGGTACATCTGTATTTAATTTTATATTAACACCATTACTATATTTATATACATCAAAATGCCAATATGGTTTATTATTTACATTACTAACAAAATCTAAAGCTAAAACAGATTCACCTTTTATTTTATAAAGTCCGGATTGACCAACTAAAACCTCAAACACACTATTAGTATAAACACCAGAACTAGGCGGATAATCAGGATGTTCTTTAGGTCCCCACACACCAATTGATGGTTCATAATTAGTTGTGTTAAAATCAGCACCTGGATTAATCTGAGGTGATCTACCAGGGCTTAAATTTGTTGTACTTGGTGTCGTATTACCTATATGCCCATTAGGGTAAAGCTCAGTATTTAAATCTAAAGGATACCAAGCACTATAATATTGTGGCGCCACATTAACAGGTTCATCTAAATATAATTGTCCATTAGTTAATCCATCAGTAGTTAATTTAACTACCGGAGTTAGCTCACTTTTTAAACTATTGGTTGAGTATATTGCTGGTAATGGTGCCTTTCTAGCATTTTTTAAAACATTACTATAAAAATTAGAAATACCACTAATACCGCTATTTTCTACACTTTGAACTGCATAATAACCATATTTAGACCATTGAGTTGCTATTGCATATACATTACTTTTTCTATTATTATAATCCCATTTTAATTCAGCACCATTCCTATATTTAGTACCATTCTGCTCAGATTTATTTGGATAGTAATCAACACTTATTGGGTTATAATAACCTTTTGGAAAAGGGGAATCAAAATAATATTGGGCATTATAATTGATGTTAAATCTATTAACAGTTGTAATCCCTGTCGATACTTTATCAACCCCAATTATTTTTTTATAATTATTACTAGCCCAATTATTTAAATTAAACCCTATTGACGACCCTCTAGAGTAAATTGTCGGATCCGAATCAATTTTAACTTCATTATTATTATTTAAATATAACATTAAACAATAAGGTGTTCTTGTAAAAATACCTGTTGGATTTTTAGTAAAATCATCATTTGTTCTATACCAATTACCTTCCGCATCAATATTGTATCTATCCCAACTACAAGGAATAGCCGCAATAAATTCACCATTAACACCTACATTGGCAGATGCGTCAGGATTTTCAATATCCCAACTATCGGTTAAAAATATTACTTCACCACCCATACTTTGTTTAGATGTCGCCATTGCAATATTATTCGATTTATATGTAGGTGTTGAAGAACTAAATATATTAAAATCAGAATAAAACGAACCAATAATATAATTAACAGGTATGTAAGTATATTCTAACTGAAAATCATATCTATTTATACCAATCTCACATATATCATTATCACCAAAAAATGATTTTACTTGAACCTCAGTCCCCCTACTTATTAAAGTCCCACTACCATCTAATTTCTGAATTGTACTAATAGTATCATTATTTTTATTATTTTGAGGATTACCCCCACCTATTGATGTTACTGTGGTTACAGTACTTTCACCAACAGTAGTTGTAGCACTAATCGTATAACCAACAGTTATACCTGTTATAATATTACCACTATTAGCATTTATAGGTGTTACGTTTATTGTTTTATCTCTTACAAATTGATTATTAGTTTTTTGACCAACAGCAATCTGCTGTGTTGGAGTGGTACTCATACCACCAGCATCAGAACTATCAAAATTCATTAATAATTTACCTTTACCTAACGGAACACCTAAAATAGCGTAATCACCGTTCTGATTGGTTGATGTAATGTGTTTAAAATATTTTTTATACACATATTCTAAAGTAGTGTTAGATAAAACTTCATCTTCACTAGGGAAACTACCAATAGGGAAATGGTTTTTTTTAACTTTATAATTGGGTAGTAAAGGATATTGTGATTTAACTATTGAGTTATATAAAGTATTAATAGAAACGTTTTTTTTATCATCTTCATCTATTTCTAAGATATAACCAATTTTAACGTTTTCCATTGGAAAACTATTACTATCAACAATTCTACCCATTATAGCACCCCAATCACTACATGGGTTAGGATACGCATCTGTTCCATAAATGCTTAAAGTTAAAATATCCAAAACATCAAAATCTTGATCAAGATTAAATCTCAAGTATTGATTTTGCTCAGGAAGTATTTTAGTTTTAATTCTATATTTATTCATTTATATATAAATAAAAGAAAATCAAAAAATCTAAAGAAAACTATTTATTAAAATATGGCTACTATTGGTATATTTTTTCCATTCACAGAAAGTGATACTGAGTTTGTTAAGCAAACAACAACAAGCAACGATGAAATACGTTCAGCATTGACACATTTATTATTAACTAATAAAGGTGAAAGATATTATTTACCTGATTTTGGAACAAATCTTAGGAACTTTATTTTTAATCCAAATGATAATACCACCTACGAAGCAATGAAAGAAGAAGTTAGAACGGCAGTTACAAAATACTTCCCACAATTACAAATAACTGATATAATAATAAACGCAGACCCAAATAACGAAAGAAGCGCTAATCTTCAAATTAAATATATAAATAACGCTTCAATATTTGGTAAGCAAGATACAATTAATATTACACTATAATGGCAGAAAGAAAAATATCATACGCGGAACGTGAATTTACAGGTTTAAGAAATGAACTTATTAATTATGTTCAAACATATTACCCTGATTTAATTACCAACTTTGGTGATGCTGGTTTATTTTCAGTATTAGTAGATATCAATGCAGCGGTTGCAGATAACCTTAACTTCCACATCGATAGAAGTATCCAAGAAACCTATTTGCAATTCGCACAAGAAACTAATTCAATCTATAACATAGCAAGAACCTATGGATTGAAAATACCTGGTAATAGACCATCTGTTGCGGTATGTCAATTTAGTATTAATGTTCCTGTTGATGGTGATAAAGAAGATGTTAATTATTTAGGTGTTCTTAAAGCAGGAACTAAAATTAGTGGTGGAGGACAGATATTTGAAACTTTAACTGATATTGATTTTTCATCTACAATTAACTCAAACGGATTTCCTAATAGATTAAAAATACCTTTATTTGACGCTAACGATAGAGTAGTTTCATATCAAATCATTAAAACTGAAATTGTTGTTAATGGTGAAACAAGAACATTTAGACAAATTATTAATGCAAATAACGTAAAACCATTCTATCAAATTATTCTACCTGAAAGAAATGTATTATCAGTTAGTTCAATTGTAGTTCAAGATGGAACAGCAATTACTACTATACCTGAAGATTCTGTATTTTTTGATGACAATCAAAGATGGTTCGAGGTGGATGCTTTAGCTCAACAAAGAGTATATATCGAAGATCCTAACTTACCCGTTGTAGATGGAATTAGACAAGGTAAATGGACTAAAACAAATAAAAAGTTTATTACTGAATACACACCAGAAAACTTTATGATTATCACTTTTGGTGGTTCTGAAACGGATAATGACGCAATAACACAATTCACATTAAACGAGTTTAATATCGATTATAATGAAATAACAAATAACCCTGTTTTAGGTTTAGCACCAAAAGCAAATACAACAATATTTGTTAAATACAGAGTAGGTGGAGGACAACAATCAATCCTTAACCCTAATACTTTAACAAGAATCACTTCAGCAAATCTTGTCGTTACAGGTCCAAACTCAACAATTAATACGGCAGTAGTTAATTCTTTAGCGGTTACAAATGTTACTTCTTCATTAGGTGGATCAAATCAACCAACAATTGAAGAAGCAAGAAATTATATTGGATTTAATTTCGCATCACAAGAAAGATGTGTTACTCTTGAAGATTATGAAACACAAATATTTAAAATGCCAGGTAAGTTTGGAGCACCTTCTAAAGTAAGTGTAACAAAGGCAGGTAATAAAATAAATGTGAATATTCTTACTACTGACGCTAATGGTAATTTAACAAGCAATATTAACTCAAATATAGCTAATAACATCGCAACATATCTTTCACAATATAGAATGATAAACGATTATGTTGTTGTTCAACCAGCACAAGTAGTAAATATTGGGTTTGTTGTTGATATTCAATATAATAAACAATACTCACCAACCGATTTATCAACAGCTGTTGTGACAAATATATCTAATATTTTTGATAAATCTAAACTTGCTTTGGGTGATGATGTTTATTTGGGAACTGTGAAAGCAGCTATTATGAATACACCGGGTGTGTTAAACTTAACTTCACTTAAAGTATATAATAAAGTGGGTGGTATCTATTCACAAAATACATCAGTTCAAACCGTAAACTCTGATGGTGAAATACAAATAACAGAAGAGATAATACTCGCAGATGATAATCAAATCTTACAAATATTAAACCCTTCTATTGATATTGTAGTTAGATTGAAATAATTAATACATTGTTAATGTAACATCATCTATTTCCTGTTCAGTTACTTTAGATAATAATTTTAAAGCGTCTCTCTGAGATGATTTACTCAAAGTAAAACCTTTCCTAGTGTATTTAATTATTCTATCAATTAAAGATGCTGGTGATTTTAATGTTGGATTAATACGTATTCTTTTACTATTAGCATCACTAAAAAAATTATTATCATACACTAATTTCTTGTTCTTCATATCTACACCACACATTACACAGATAAAATCAAATTGTTTAATAATTTCACCAACACTACCAAAATCATATCTGGTTGGACTAATAAACTGATATCTCATATTATCAATAGTGTAAGTTATAGCATTAAAAGTAGTATGTTTGCTATTATTCATACTGAAAAAAGTTCTATTATTACCTCTTATTTTGTCAATATAAAAAGAATCAAATTCATTAATAGCCCTTTTATAATCATCCTCATTTGAAAACCATATATCAAAATCATTGATTTTTTCTTTTTTAATAACGGATGTTAATGCACCTCCAGCAATTATAGCGTTATTATTTTCCAATATATTAATAATTTCTTCTTTACTGATATGTGAATAAAGAGTAGATATAATCTCTAAATTATAATGATCACTAAATACGTCTTTATCCAAGTTAATTAAATCGAATATGTGTGAATGGTAAGACATATCAGCCCTATCCCATATTGTAATACTTTTTTCAGTTGATAACTGAACTATAAACTTATTGAATTGACTACCATATGGTAATTTTTTAGATAATACTAAGAAAAAGACATCACCTTTGTTAGTGTATCTATCCCATTGGTTATTATCATCTGAAGAAATACACCATTTAGTACCTTTACCATATAAGTTCATAGTTTCTTTATTGAAGATTCTTTTAACTACAAAATCATCATTCTCATATATTATTTGAGAACCATTCTTTTTAATCATTTCTTCTTTATCTGTCTCAGATTCTAAAGTATCTACATAGTAAACGAAATCTTCAATTGTTTTAAACTTATAAATATCCCTATACTCAACAGGTATTTTATCGTTCAATCTTTTATGTTTATCGCACATATAAATAAATGAAGGGTGTAAATCACCACCATCGTAAATAGTTTTTAACCACTTTTTATACTTAGGATCAATTGATAATGAAAGTATATCCATAATTATTTTTTATTATTAAAGTATAAAGTATCGTTAATTTCATATTCGGTAGTACTAATCACCGTATATTTAAGTGTGTCATTATAGGCGGTGTATTTATAATACCCATCCCTATATTCTTTGGTTTGTATTATAAAAAATAAAACCGAGCTAAATATTAATGTTTTCATATTCTAATAATAATAAAAATAAAGTTTAAAAACAAATTATTCGTTACCAATTCTGGTAATAACTTCAGGATATTTTAATCTACACACTTTTTCATTTTTACCACTATAAGTCATTTTATTTAATAAATATCTCATAGTATTTAAAGCAGATATCCTTTTATCGTTTGAATCAGCAATAACCCAATCAGATACCTTACACGTGTTTTTAATCATCTTTTCCTTGTATTTGGTTATTTCTTCCCATTTATTAGCAATAGCTGCGTCATTTGGTGAATACTTCCAATATTTTAATGGACTCATTTGTCTTGCTCTAAATCTAATTTGTTGAGTTTCTTTTGTTATTGATAACCAAAACTTAAATAACTTAACCCCTGAATCTATCAATTCCTTTTCAAAGTTATTGACACTACCCATAAAATCATTATACTCTTTTTTTGTTGAATAACCCATAACTGGTTCAACAACAGCTCTATTATACCAACTCCTATCAAAAAATGTAATCTTACCTTTCTTAATATGTTTAGAATATCTACCAAACCAATTAGTTTTTTCTTCCTCTGTTGGGATACCTAAAGCTACTACGTTGAAATATTTAGGATCTAAATACTCAGTCATTACCTTAATTATCGATCCCTTACCAGCAGAATCCCTACCTTCAAATACAATGACTAATTTTTCATTATTATTTTTAACCCACTCCTGTAATTTCAATAACTCAATCTGTAAAGCAACTTTTTCTTTAAGAAATTTCTTTTTACTTATTTTAGATTTTATTATATCATCCAAACCCAAACTATCTTCAATATTAATTTCAGGTAATTCATTATCATTACCCCTTAAATCAATAATTTCAATTACTTTCTTTAAAAAACTTTCAATAACTACTTTTTTATCACCTTTTTTTAGGATTAACCTATCTATCGCCCTTAAAAATGTGCTATAATCAATATCCTTAAAATTGGGGTTGGTTGATAAGCTACTTAATAAACGTTCTATACGTCTATTGTAGTGATTATCAACCTTTAACTTCGTCTTAATACCCTCAATAAAATTATTATTATCTATTTCCATATAGCAAAAATAGTAAATGTTAAACTAAAAAACAAATAATAAACAAAAAAGGTGGAATTACCCACCTTTTTACTTAGTTTTTCATTGCTTCTAACATTTCAGGACTTATCTCACAAGCCCCACCATAACAACTAGCCGCTCCCATAGTATCCATATCCACGTATTCAGGTTGTTTAATTGCCGTGTTAAAATCAAAATCCCTTTGTTTTAACTCACGATTAATTCTAACCCATTTGTGATATAAATGTAAATCTTTAAGACATAATACCATTTCTTTAATATCACCCTTGAAGAATCTCTTAGCGAATTGTTTAGCTCTTCTAATCCAATCTTTCTTGATTAAACCTTCAACTCTTGTTCCTTGTAATTTCAAATCTCTTTTATTTACATAGTCACAAGCTTCCCATAAGTTACCATCGAAAGCGTGTAATCCATCAACGATTAAACCTGAAGCGAAGAAAGCTGCATCATCATACTTATCGTATAATTCTTCACCTGACAATACTGATGTAAATGGTGCTTGGTTGAAATCTTTATCACCTGTTAATGGTAAGAATGATACCGCTGCGAAGTCATATCTATTATTAAACAAATACTCTTCTACCACATCATAATCAGAATAATCCAATTCAACTGTATTAGAAACTGAATGTCTTAAATATGGTTGAACATTTCTTTCGTGATTTGTTCCATACTCAACCCAATTGTTTTGGATTGTTTTAACCACTTCTAATTGATTCATACCAACCAAATCTTTTTTGAACTTAGCATTCTTATTAGCCATTACTGGAATATATGCCACGTAATCTGTTTTGTTAGCACTCCATACAGATTCTTCAATTAAATAAGGATGTTCTTCATTTAAGTATTTACCAATACCTGATTGTTTGTTGATTTGCATTACCCTAAAATATCTTGGAGCGTGATCTCCGTGACAACCAGAAGGTGATTTCAATAATACTGAAGCATTTCCTGATGGTTTTACACAAGTTGTTCTTGATGCTGGGTTAATACCAATAATTTCAGCTAATTCTTGATTTACCTTTTTAACAATCTCAGCACCTTTTCTTTGGATTTCAGGATTCATCATAATATGTGGATTAGCCATCCAACCTGTAAATGAACAACCTAACAAAGCTTCTCTTCTGAAAATTGATTCTGTTATTTCACCTAAGTATGGGAAATCAGCATAACCAGCTTGTAATGTTCCTAAGATAGATAAAGCCTCACAAGCTTCATAAAACTTATCTTCAGTTGTACACATACCACCATTACCTTCAGTTAAGTTACATCCTTGAAAACCACTTAAACCTTCAATTTGTGGATATAAACCAATCTCAACACAAGGATTAGTTACTTGATCCTCATCATCTACAAAGTAGAAACCTGGTTCACCAAAATCTTTAATTGAAGTAAAAATCCTGTTGAATTGCTCTTTTGTTGTAGTGTTTCTGTTAATCACGGCTGAGTTGTTAGATCTTGCTCTTTGTGGGCTTTCATAATACCAATTACCAACTTTAGCATTCATCATCTCATCATCTTCAGGTGAAAATAAACAAATAGTAGCACTTCTTCTTACACCACCTGACAATACCGCATCTGCCATATGCATAATGAAGTCGTAAGCCATAATAGGTCTAATTAGATTAGAACCTTGATTTAAGTTTCTCTCAATTAATTCCTCACTCTTTAATAATGATTTTCTCAAACCTTCAGGTCCAGGAGCTTTAAATCCACCACTAATCATAGCACCTTCAGGTCTAATTAAACTCAAATCAAATCTAATTTCGTATCCTTGATACTCAGGGAATGGTGTTTCTTGTCCTTCTTCAACATAAGATGAAATTAAGATACCAAAAGCATCTGCCCATCCTTCAATGTTGTCAGGAACTACAAATGTTTTTGTCCCTTTTGTTCTTTTAGTGATATTAGGTAATTTGCTAATGTGTTTATATTGAACTGAAAATCCAACACCACAACCACATAATAACAAATACATAATCTCTTGGAAACTTCTTACTCTATCCACGTATGTAGCTGTACAATTGTATAGTCTAGCATTGTGTTTAAGAATTGGTTCTCCACCAAATTGTAATGCTCTTTGTGAACCCAATACTAACCTATCTTTATAGGCGTTTTCAGCTTTCTCAAATAATTCATTAAATCTAGGGTTGTTTAAAAAATTAGCATACTTTGTTTTATGCATGTTCATAACCCTATTAACCGAATCTTCCCAAGATTCTGTTCTGTTTTCTTCGTCAATCCATCTCGAATAATCTAAATAATACTTTAAATCACTCGCTAATTGAAGTCCGTTTTTACTCATCTTTCTATTTCTTTTTAATTATTTTATTGTTTATATAAATATGTAATTTTTAGGAAAAAATACAAGGGAAAATGAAAAATCCCCCAATTATTTTTTGTTAAAAACCTAATAAAATCAATATTAGGGAGTTATAATTAATTAGGGGAAAATCTTTTTTCCTTAAAGAGCTTCTTCATCTCCTACTACTCTTTCTTTCTGTTTTTTTTGTAGAATGTCGTTAATTCTATTCCTTTTCTTTTCTTCTTTCTTGTTTTCAACACCTAAGAAAGTAAGTTCTTCTGTACTATTGTCAGTATCAATTTGAACTGAACCATTATCGAATAATACATTTTCAAATACAACACCTGCGGGTCCAAATCTATTCTTTAAGATTGACATATTAGCTCTACCGCTTTCTTGTTGTTCCATTGTTCTACCAATAGAATATAAAAAGTGAGCAAATTGTGATTTTTTAATTGAACCACCACCCATATCAGATGTCACAATTTCCTGTCCAATTGACTGCCTACCACCTTGTGTGAATAAGTGGATAGGTATTTTAAGTTCCTCAGCTAATGTTTCAAATTGTCTTACCAATACACCTTCAGCTGTCCAACTTTCCTCTGCTAGTTGAATACAATCTAAATAATCCACAACAATCATATCAGGCGTAATATTGTTTTGTCTCTGTTTTTTAACCCAATTACGGATTTTCTCAAAGGTTGTTCCGTATGAAGGAAACTTCTTTAATACAAGCTTACCTTTACCTCTAATACCTTGAATAATCTCAATAACCGCTGATTTATTTTCTTTTAAATCATTGATTGGAATACCTGTCCAACAAGCGTAATGCTTACGTTTAATATCCCTCACTTTATCCTCAAAGAAAATATGGAATACTGTCTTACCTAAATTATAGTTTGTATTCGCTATCTTAGTTGCACAAGTGGATTTACCTGTTCCTAATGGTGCAATACCTAAACTTACCTCACCCGAACCTAACCCACCACCAGTTGATCTATCAAAACCACCGATACCAAATGGTAATGGTTTTCTTTCATCATTATCCAACACATTTTCAATATTATCCAAAGCATCTTCACCATTATCTTTATCTTCTGATATGTTGATAGCTTTCTTAATAATATCTTCACACTTATCATACGATTCAAAATCACCTTTTTCAAGTATCTTTTGAACTTTCTGAATGGCTTTCTTTAATTCTTGTTGTTTACAGAAATTGATTACTTTATGTTGAACGAAACTACTATCAGCTAATTCAACATTCTTAACCCCTTCAAGTTCATCAACAAGAACTCTTCTTGTAACTTCTGATGATGCCTCTGAATTGATGATACTTTCAATAGCATCCATCGTAGGTATAGCATCATACTTAACATAATACTCCTTAACATATTGAGTGATAACCCTAAAATATTGATTATCAAAATATTTTGGATCGATTATATTAATGTAGTTCTCCCCAAAAGTTCTGTCAGTAAAGATCTGAGCCAGAACTTTAGATTGAAAGCTATCACCTAAATACCCAAAATTTTCTTTATCACTCATATTATTCAGCCTCTTCTGTGTGTTGTAATGCGTTTTGTAATCTCGAAATAATTGTTGAGATAGAATCTTTGATGTCTACAATGTATCTAATTCTTTGTCCACTTTCAAAGAAAACAGGGATACATAATCCATAACCAGAAAACATAGTTTCCGATACAGGTCTACCATCTACTTTCACAGTAAATGTGAAATTGTCTTTAATGTCATTAAGATTATACTTAGGTATATCTTTAATCACTAATTCACCATCATCATCATAGTAAAAACCATACGGGTCGTAGTTATTCCAAAGGTGATCAACACTCTTTTTCATAATCCCCTTCTTAATGATGCTCACAACTTCATCTGTTGTGTCTTTCATTGACAAACTTCTCGCTGCTTTGTCATTGAACTTTCTTACGTTGAAGAATCTTTGGACGATAATGTCCTTGTTTAGTTTTAACACGAACTCAAATCGTGTCTTGAATTTTTCGTTTCCGATACTCATTTTTTATTTATTTTTAATTGTTAAACATTTAGTTTCCACTTGAACCAAAACCACTATCACCTCTTTGAGTTTCATTTAACTCACTCACTTCCTCTAACTCAATTGTTGGGTAAGGCATAATGATTAATTGACCTATTTTATCACCAACATTATAAACTTCTCCATTATCCCAAGTTAATTTTTTAAATCTAAACTTGATTTCCCCTCTATAACCTGAATCTACAACACCAACGTGATTTGCTAATATTTGTTTTGTTTTACTGATTGAAGATCTTGGAAATAATAGTCCAACGTGACCTTCAGGTATTTCAACAGCGATGTCTGTTCCATACTCATAATAAACTTCACCTTTTACCAATGATGTTGCCACCATATCCATACCAGCGTCACCTAATTTAGCATATTGTGGTGTCACCGCTTTTTTACTTAATTTTTTAAATCTTACTATCATAATATTGCTTTTTTATATAATTTCTTTTCTTTCTCCATAATAATATAAAATGGTTTGAAAAAATCAATGAACCCTGAATCTGATTTCGGCATATATGAATAGATACCATCATTAATCATTTGTTTCATTAATACCTTGTAATCTCTACCTTCAGGGTTTAATACACCATTAATTAATTCTTCTTCAATCCGTTCTTTAACTTCATCAGTTACCAACGGCTGACTTAAATCAATTATCTTTCGATTTGTTATGTATAAGGTTTCACCCATTACACCATGTTTTGATTTACCATTAATTAAATTACGTAATACTGACGCTTCTCTTCCCCTTGATTCGGGTAATAATTTACCCCCTTTTTCAATAACCCATTCTAATGTTTTTTCTTCTTTTACTAACTCTGGAAATAACTTAAATAAAGTTGCTTCTCCCATACCATAAACACCTGCTATGTTATCTGAATTACAACCTGTTAAAACTTTTACTAAAGATACATTTTTATGAGTATAATCTAAATACTTACTCCAATTTTTTTCATTTACAAAATCTCTTTTATCGGCTAAATAAACTTCTGTGTTATTACTGATTAATTGCAATAAATCCCTATCGTTTGTATATACATACTTATACTCGTTTGGAGTATTTAAACAATAGTAAGCAATACAATCATCAGCCTCAGAACCTTCATCTTCAAATTGTCTTAAATATAATTCCTCACAATAATATTGAGATTTAATCTTTTGAATGTTAAACTGATAATCTTTATCTATTTTATTGTTTAACTCTTCACGCTGTATTTTATAGTCAGGATAAAATGTTCTTCTATAATCCTTAGAATTAGAACCATCCCAAAATACAATAACTTTATCAGGGTATATCTTATTTATCATCATCTTAATTGTGATGATAAATTGATATAATCCACCTATATTATCTTCATTAAATATTACGTTTTTAGCACCTTTAGTACCTCTTTTTAATAGATAGTTCCCATCTATTACTAATGTTTTTATCATAGTTTAATTCTATTAAAAAACATTTTAAAAATCAAACAATCCTTAAAATACCTTCATCATCCCTCCAAACACTACCCTCCGCCAATCCTATTGGGCTGTTTGGTAGGTTTCTAAATACAACATTACTATTAATATTAGTATTAGTATCAAAATTATTAGTATTAGTATTTAAATAAGTAATATTTCCCAAATTAGGAATATAATTATTTCCAAAATTAATAATTCTATCAACTAAAGGTTTTTTCTTACCCATTAAATGTTTTAAACTTCTCATTTCAATACCGATCTATAAAACTCCATTCTGTTTTTTGAAACAAAATCTAAATTGTATTTTTCTTTTACAGTTTCATATAAAGCATCACCCATATCTTTAATTTGTTCTGGGTTATTAACTAATCTCTTAATTAACTTATGCCAATCTTTATGACTTCTCTTTTGTTCAACCAAAAAACCATTCTTACCATCAATAATATCTTCTGTATATGGTTCAATATGTGACGCAATTAAAGCTTTTTTATGGAATCCAGCCTCCATTACCTTTAACGATGATTTAACCCTATTAAACTCAGTTTCTACTAACGGAGCCAATGAAATGTCAAAGTAGTTATAGTTTGTAGCGTATTTGTTAATCGGTAATGTCCATCTTCTTCTATATGGTTCATTCTTTTCATCAAAATTACCTTGAACAAATCTTTCTAAAAACATCTTATATGATGGTTTAATAATCTTGTAATTATCAGTTACAATCTTCTCATAATCATACCATACTGTTTCATGTGGTTGTATTGGTTCTTGTGTTTGTTCCCCTGTTTGAGCGTTTATGGTTGTCTTTGTTCCCCTTAAATCAAACCCACATAAAACAAACTGAATCTTATTCATAATACTATCGTCGCTTGATAATACGTTTGTTACACCTTGTAATAATTGTAAATCTTTTAAGTGTGATGAACCACCTAAATAACCAATACCAATCTTTTCATTTTCTTCTCTATTCGGAATGAATTGTCTATCTCTTGGATTAATCGCATTTGGAAATATAACCACATTCTTATTGTATTGTCTTATCTTAGACGCAAAATAAGAATTAGTTGTTGTAACATAATCAAATATCTTTAAGTTCTCAATAATCTTTTTATCGATTTGTTGATGTTTAATGATTTGATACAATCCGTGTGATGGATCAACCAACCAATGATCGTCAATATCACCAATGATAATTTGATTTGGGTTTTGTTGTTTTAATCTTTTATATATTTCTGGCGTTGCTCCAATATCAGGAGTTAAACTTCTATGACAGAAAATAATATTATAATCTTTATATCTTGTAATATCTGTGAAATCTGAAATATCTATAATATCGATATGGATTTCATCCTGAAACATTTCTTGTAGATGAACGTGAGGCCATCTCATTCTGTATGCAC